GCCGGATGGTGTGACAGTGCGGTCGGACAGATAGACCGGGGTGGTAAAGTCGAACGACACCAGGTTGACCGGCGTGGGCCCGTCCGGGCTCCGCTTGTTTTTCTCGGTGACAAAGTTGGCGTTAAAAGATCGCATCCGTTGTTACCCGGTTAGCCGTTTAGATTTCTTTTCGCAGGGTGACCGTGCCGGAAAAAACGCCGTTGGCTACTTCCACCAGGGGGTTTTTCTTGTCCATGCAGCGGACCGTGTGGTCGGTGGAGTTTTCGTCGGTAAACGTGAAGGTATTCAGCGGTCCGACACATGTATTGATGATCCAGTCGGCCAGATTGTCGTGGTCGGTCTGGCCGATGTTCTCGAATTTCAAAGTGAAAAGCTGCTCGGTAATGCCCTTGTTATAGGCGTACAGCTGGCCGCCCTCGCTGTAGTCGGTGGCGATGTTGACTTCCTGGGGGTCTGACGGCATTGGAAAACAGCGCCCGGTCTGGAAGGTGAAGGTGTCGACACCTTTGGTAAATTTAATCGCGGCCATCTAAATCACTCCTGCGGCTTTTAGTTCAGGGACGATCTGGTCGCGGACGACCTGGCGCCAGTCGGTGCCTGCAGCGTCGCCGGAAACATGGATGTTGATTCCGCCGGCGTTAAATGTCCGGGTGTTGGTGGTGGTGCTGCTGCCGGCGACGACAGGGGCCGCAACGCCCATGGGCGCCGCCGGCGTGGGGATATAGATGTCCGGGGCGGCCTGGCCGCCCTGGAGGTGCATGGCGAATTGGTCAAAGCGGCCGGTCAATTCGTCCATCTTTTCGGTAAACGGTCGCGTGGTGGATCCGCTGGCCATAAACGGTATCTCGACCTTCGCCGGGGCACCGTCCAGCAGGCTGAAGAACTCCATGACCGGCCGGGTCACCCGGGAAATGGCTTCGCCGATGCTTTTGATGGCAGTCACCGTCCACCGGGCCACCTCGGCGATGCCCTTGAGCACATCCAGCACCAGAAGACCGAACATCCTGACGGCCGGTGTTACGTCTTCGATCAGGTTGAACATGTTCTCGAACGCCTCACCGATACCACTGGCCCACTCCTGGAGCTGGCCCGACTCGCGCATGTCCTCCACCCAATCCACCAGGGCCCGAAGCCGTTCTTCGATAAACGCCATCACCCCGGCCTCCATGACCATCCGCTGAAAGTCGGTCCAGTAGGATTTGAGCGACTCGATCAGGCCCGAAAACTGATTCTGGATTTTGCTGGACTGGCCGCCGAACCGCTCGTCCAGGCCCTCCAGTATGGCGGACACGACCTCCTTGGCATCCAGGCCCAGTTTTCCGATGTTGGCCAGCTCTTCGCTGGTCAGGCTCATCTTTTCTCTCAGGATTTCATAGACCGGGATGCCCCGTTCGGCGAGCTGCAGCAGCTCCTCGGACTGCACCCTGCCCTTGGTGACGATCTGTCCCAGGGCGCGACTGATGCCGCCCAGGGCCTCGGGATCGCCCAGGGCCGACACGGTGTCCACCAAGGTGGTCATGTCCTTGATGGACGGCTTCAGCCCCATGGCCCGCATCTGGATAAACGTCTGGATGGCCCTTTGGGTATTGATGGGCATCTTCATGGCCCACTCGTTCAGCTTGGCAAACCACTCGGCACCCTCGCCCCGGGTGACGGTGTCCAGGGAAAGTTTCATGTTGTCGAACTGACTGGCCACCTGGGCCGCATCGGTGATCAGCTGCTTTAATTTCCAGCCGGCCAGGGCCACGCCGGCGGCGGCAATGGCCGGCACCCACAGCTTGGTTTTGGCGACGATGCCGCCGATGCCGTCGCGCACGCGGTTGGACATGCGGCTCAAGCGGTCGAAGCGCCCTTCCAGTTTTTCGGACAGCTTGATGTCCAGCCCCAGGGCCTTGCGCAGGGCCTCGGCGCCCTTGTTGACAACGGCGAACGACTTGTTGCCCTCTTGCTTGAGGTCGCCGAATTTCTGGCCCAGGGCCACCACGTTGGCCTGCCCGGTCTTGGTGTCAATCACGATCTGGATTTTGCTGTCGGACATGGTTCAATCCCTCGGCAATGGCTTCCAGTTCCTCGTAGAACTGGAGCCGGTCAATGATGCCGGCGTCTGAGGCCAGCACCCGGGCGGCGGTATAATCGACCCGGCAGCGGCCGGTGGCCGGGTCCCGGAGGATCATGGACGGAAACCGGACAAACAGGTCCCATGGGTCGACGTTCTCCGGCCAGAGCTCTTCAGGTTTGCACTGTTCGCACGATACGGGCACAAGGGCCGGTTTGAGCGCCCGTATCACCTTGCAGGCCGCGCAGGTTTTTATTCCGCGGGGCCGGGTGATGTGCCATCGGGCGAACCGTTGGAGTTTTTTAACTTCCGCCCCTTTTTCTCGGCCTGGGTTTCGGCCAGGGCCAGGGCCTGGTCGGCCACCCAGTCGGCCAGGGCAATGAACGCGGACATGACCACCGGGATATTTTCGGCGGTGCAGGGGATCGGCTCGCCGTCCGGGTCGACAATCCCCTCCCATCCGGCAACGATGTGCTGATACAGCCCGGCGTCCAGCTGGGCGCTGTCGACCTGCTGCTGCCGAAACCCTTTTGACCGGGTTGCCTCTTCCCGGAGCCTCCGGAAATCGTCCCGGTTAATGGGGTTGATTTTCACGCGGACACCGGGCGCATACTCGCACCAGGCGACCGCGACCGGGTTTTCTCTGTCGAAAACTAACATTCTGTTGGCCCTTTCCTTTCGAGCTGGCGGACGACCTCGTCGATGATGTACTGCTGACAGTCAACGTGGTCGCCGAAATCCAGCGGGTTGATGGTGATGTCCAGGCCGTAGGCCTTGGCCGTGGCCCGGACGATGCGTTCGAAAACCTCTATGCTAACGTCTGTCCGCCGGAGAATTTCTTCCGGGTCGTATGGCGGCGGACAGACCATTGCTTCGTCCGATCCGGTTAGGTGATCTGAACCTGAACCTCGTCGTCGCCGGACGACCGGCACAGCAGGGACTCGATTTCCAGGGTCGATATGCCCTCCCGCTCAGCGAGTTTCACGTCCTGATATTGGACCTTTGGCGCCGTCACGGCGATGGTGTTGCCGGTGGCGCTGCCGATGGTGGTGGTAAAGGCCATCTGTGATCCGGACCGCCAGTTGCCCAGAAAGTCCTCGGTGGCCACCAGGACGTTTTCCGGGTCAAAGGACAGGGTCGGCCGCCGGGCTGTGATCACCGCCGACTTGTGGCCGCTGGACGCATTGGCGTCCGGACGAAGGGCGACGGTGTTTGCAATGTCGATCTCGACACGGTCGACCAGGGCGCTGTAACTGTCGATGGTCAGCTGGGCGCCCTGGAACGCCGGCGGAAGGGTGGCATGGAGTGACACGCCGGAAAGCAGGGACCCGTCGGACTCGGACCAGTCGGCGCCGGTGAACTCGAAATGGAAAATGCCGGCCTGGCCCTTGACCAGTTCCAGGCGGACCGTCCCGCGGGCGCCCCACATTTTGTAGATCTTGCCGTCCAGGTACATGGCCAGGGTGACCGACGGCACGGACGACGATGCCGGCAGGTAGGTGGCCGACGTGCCGCCGACGATGGTTTCGGCGAAACCGCAGGCCCGCAGGGCATCGACAAAATGAATGGACTGGCCGGCCGATGCGTCGCCCACCAGCTCGGCGTCAAAGGACATTTTAGCCGACCGGGCGCCGAACACGCTCGGAAACGGCGAAAGGCTGGACGCCTTGGCCTCCCGCTCGTGGGGCTCGATGACCGGCTCGAAACTGGGGTTGAACGCCAGGAACACGTCGGCGGCGACCAGGGTTTCGGCGGTGCCCTCGGTGGCCTCGATCTCGCAGGCGATCTGACAGCGGTTTTTCAGCATGGGTCTGTCCTCGTTAAAAAGATTTGGGTTGCTCGTGTTGCCGGCCGGCGGCCGGGTTTACGGGGTCTCGGTGACCCGCTCATGGCACACGATCGACATTTCGATGACATGATACGAGGTGCCCTCGACATCGTCGGCATCGATGCTGTCGACCTGCAGCGGCTCGGAATTCAAACAGGTGCCGCCCAGGGTCTGGTCGCTCAAAAAATCGGTGAAGATGGTGTCACACAGGGCCTGGACGGTCTTTTCCGATGCGTCTGCGTCGCTCAGCTGATACAAGCCGGATATCCGGAACCGGTGGTGGCGCAGCAGGGTCAGGTTGCTATCCCGGTCGGTCAGGCAGCGGTCCCGGTAGATGGACCAGCCGTTGACGTCGGTTTCGCCGTCCGGGCGCATGAGCTGCAGCAGCTTGGCCACCGACCGGGACGTGCGCCGGTAGTCGTAGACCCGGCCGATACCGGTGACGGATTCCAGGGTGGTTTTGATCTGTGCCCGGATGGTGGCTTCGCTCATGTCAGGCAGCCCTTTTCATGCTGGCAGCGCCCTGCAGACTGTAGCGCAGGACCGCGGATTTGAACTTTTTGACCAGGTTCTTGTGGATGTTGCCCCGCTCCTGGCGAAACACGGTGGAAATGACCGGCCGCCTGGGGGTTTTCAGGGTGGTGGTCGATTTTTTCAGCGGGACCCCCATGGCAAAAAACATTTTCCGCATATCCTCGGTGACCGTGGTGGTGTAGCCGCGGGCCTGTTTTTCGATCAGCCGGATCATCTTGAAGCTGCCGGAGCGCATGTCCGGCAGAAACCCGACATTGAGCTGCTGAAAGTCTTTGTCCACCTTGTAGCGGGCCGCTCCGGCCAGCTTGAGCATGGGGGCGGTGGCCACGCCGCCGCCGGTGCGGCTGCGGGTCGCCCTGGACTCGTACCAGTAGGACCTCCCGCGCCGGCGCCGGCCCTTTTTGCCTCGCCATACCGATTTCCAGTTCTTGGCGCCACTTCCGCCGGCGGCCCTGCGCCGGATAGCCTTCCGGTGCCGTCGGATGACACCGGTGCCCGGGTGCAGCGGCGGCCAGCCCAGCAGATAAAACCCGTGGCGCATGTGCCGCTGGATCTCGTTGTTCAGCCGGAACCCTTCGGACGACAGGGCGCTGGCCCCGGCCCGCTTGGCGTACTTCGGAAACGCCTTGTACAGGTCCTCCAGGTTGTCGATGGCCAGCTCGCCGCGTTCGTCGAAATGGATGTCGAGCATAAATCTATTTCCCGGTGATAGCGCTTAATGCCGTGGTTAAAATCCCCTGGCGCTGGTCTCCGGCCGCGGCCCGCTGCATCTGGCCCCGGTGCCAGGAGGCCACTCCCAGTATGGCGCCGGGGATGGCAAACAAGGTTGACACGGCCATGACCAGGGCCGGGATGTGGCCCAACAGGGCCGCGTCGCTTTTCTTGATGGCGTACACGCCCATGGCGATGATGCCGCCCACGATACAAAAAAATGCCACCGCGCTGGCAAATCCCCAGAACGGCCGCCAGGCGCCGGACCAGGGGTGGCCGCCGGCGGCCTCGGCCTGCATGGTCACGTTGACCGCCTCGATGCGATCGGTGTGGGTCTGTTCCAGGTTGACCTCGCGGTCGGCGGCGATCTCGGCCAGGCGGATTTCCCGGTCGGCGGCGATCCGTTTCAGTTCGACCAGCTTTTCCGGGTCGGCCATGATCTTTTCGGCCACCGCCTCGATGTCGGTGTCCGGACCGTCGCCGGTGACCTGGCGCATCAGTGTCTGGACCAGGGACCCGGATCCGGGCAGCACGACGCCGGCCACCATGGGGGCGACAGCCTTAACGACGCCTAAAACTTTTTTGAAAAATCCTTCGGGCATGGTCAGAGGCCTCCTGTGGCCTGGCGTTTGCGCTGGATGACCTGCAGCCGGATCAGGTCGATGTCGATGTTGGGGCAGGTCTTTGAGCCGTCCAGCTGGTAGTGGGCGAAGATATCGGCATCGGTCAGGCCCATGTGCAGGGTGAAGTTGAGCAATACCGACGGCAGGGCGTCGTAGAGCTGTTTGGCCGTAAAATGGTGCTCGCCGATCAGGCAGACCCCGACGCTGTCGTGGTTGTGGCCCCTGCAGTGGGCGCCCACCCGGGTGAGCTGCCGGCCGGACTGGATGACGCCGTCCCACGCCTTGTCGTAGTTGCCGTCCTTGATCAGGACGCCGTTGGTGATGACATAGTGATAGCCCACCATGGAGAAGGGCCCGCCCGGATAGTTCGGGTCCCGGTGCCAGGCGTCGATCGTGGGCAGATCGCCGAAACTGCTGTCGCTGCAGTGGATGATAACGCGCTTTATGTCGGACAGGTCGCGGGTGCGCATGGTGTTCAGTCCTGGTTGATATCCGGCTCGGGCGGCCGGAGTTTCCGTTCGATAGCCTTTACGGCCCCGGCCACCTGCTTGAGGGCGCCGGCATGGGTTTTGAGCTGTGAGCTGATTTCCGAAAACTGCTGGTCGCCCCGGTTCAGCCGGCGGTTAACCTGCTCGACGATCGATTTGAACCCGGTTTCCATTATCTGCTGATAATTCAAATGCTGTTTTTCGCAGTGGGCGGTGATGTCGGCCAGGGTCATGTAACCATTTCTGGCCCGGGGCACGCCGTTGCCGTGGTTGCCGCCCTGGGCCGGTGCCGCCGTCGGTGCCCGCCGCTGCTTCAGGTAGTCGACCACGATATCCTTCAAAATGCCGAACCCCATGGCCACGCCCGCGCCGATGACCAGCCAGACGGCGGGGTCCACGGTAATGGCGGGTTTTGGCATGGGCACGGGTCAGCTCCTCTTGCTGATATCGGCCAGCCATTCCAGGCCGTCGACGGACTTTTCGGCGCCGACCACTTCCCAGGTATCGCTGCCGATGGTGAAGGTTTCGCCGGCGGCCACCGTGACC